GAAGCTCGCACACGCAAGCTGCAGGCTCGTTGGACATTTGAATCAGCTCAAGACGCACAAGCCATGCACGGCATTGACGTTGAAGCTGAAATCATGGCTGCCCTGGCACAAGAGATCACAGCTGAAATCGACCAAGAGATTTTGCTGAGTCTGCGTACCTTGGCCACCACAGAGTACACATACAACCAAGCTACTGTAAGCGGTACAGCCACATTCGTGGGTGATGAGCATGCTGCTCTGGCAGTGTTGATCAACCGTGTGGCCAACCTGATTGCTCAGCGCACACGTCGTGGCGCTGGTAACTGGGCCGTGGTAAGCTCTGCTGCACTCACAGTGTTGCAAAGTGCCACAACTTCAGCTTTTGCTCGCACCACAGAAGGCACATTCGAAGCTCCTACCAACACCAAGTTTGTGGGCACATTGAACGGCGCTATGCGTGTGTTTGTGGACAGCTATGCAGCTGACACAACACCTGTGCTGGTGGGCTACAAAGGCACAAGCGAAGCTGACGCTGCCAGCTTCTACTGCCCTTACATTCCGCTCATGAGTTCGGGCGTGGTTCTGGATCCCACAACATTTGAACCTGTTGTGAGTTTCATGACGAGGTACGGATACGTCGAATTGACAAATACTGCCTCGAGTTTCGGCAACGCTGCTGATTATCTCGGGGAAATTGCTGTTCAAAACTTGTCTTTCTCTTAATCAGAAATCAAAGTTTATTCATCTCAGGGATGGGAAGAAGCAAGAAAGCACACTACGGTGTGCTTTTTTGTTGGCCGTTTGATCTGTAGCATGTACGCCCGTTGTCACGGTAGCCACTGCAGCGCCCGGCCACTGTGAAAAATCCACCTGGACCCTTGCTCAAAACCCCAACTCAGCTAAATATTCTATAACAACAAGGAGCACCCATGCCCATACGCATAGGCGGAGCCATTGAAATAGGTGGCAATGTAGAAATCACCAGTGAGACCGGATTTGATTTTTCAGGCAGCCAATGGCTGACTGTGACCAATACCAGCGGGGACTGGAATCTGGGTCGAGTCTGGACCATTGAGTTCACAGTGACCATACCTGAACAACCTCTGGGTCCGCAATACCTGCTGAGTCAGCCCACTGTGAGTGGCACATCCACAGGTGTTGATGTGTTTGTGGACACAGCCAACAATGGCCGGGCACAAGTGGGTGTGAGAACTGGAACAGACCGCGTCATGTTCACCGACACCTACATCTCGCCTGGTCAGCAGACTCATGTGGCAATTCAAAGTTTTGAAAATGTTCCCTATGGCATACAAAGCACTCAGACCTGGATCAATGGATTGCGTCGGGAGAACTTGAACACTGCCATAGGGTTTTATCAAAGCACCAACGATCTCACAGTGGGTCGCAGGGCATCGGACAACGGTGCTGGATTTCGGGGTCGTTTAGACAGCTTGAGAATCAGCAACCAAGCAATCATCAGCAACACCACCTACACACCCAGTTCCACTCTCTTGGTGTTGCCCTCCACACGACTGCTGCTGCAGGGTGTGAATTTCACCACCGACCAGTCGGGTCGTCACACTGTTGTGGTCAACAGTTAATCAACTTCAAAGGAAAATATCATGCCCATAGTAATTCAAGGCGCCATTGCGATAGGTGGCAACATACAAATCGGACCCGATGCACCCGAGACCTATCGCAACAGTCTTTTTGATTCACGCCGTCCTCCTGCTCAAGGTGCACCCGTAGTACCAGCCAGCAGTGGTGCCTGGAACGAGTGGATGAACAAGCATGCGGTCTACACCGGTGACACCAATGCTGACTTTGATCGCACCTATACCTTGACTTTTCCCATCACTGGCACCTATGAGTTCAAGGGATCAGTGGATGACTCAGGCTGGGTGGATCTTGACGGTGTCAACGTGTTCCAGCCTGGTGGCTTTGCTGAACAACCTCGTGTGCAGCTGATTGATGTCGCGGCTGGTGTTCACACCATTGCCCTGCATGCTCGTCAAGGCATGCAAAATTCAGTCATGGGCATTGCGTTTACCATTCGCTATGGTTTGACCATTATGTAAATGATGATCAACAGTTAATCAACTTCAAAGGAAAAATATCATGCCCATAGTAATTCAAGGCGCCATTGCGATAGGCGGCAACATCGAAATTGGACCCGACTACGAGGTCTATCGCAATCTGTTTTTTGATTCACGCAATCCTCCAGCCCAAGGCGCACCAGTGTACCCAGTGAGTCACCCGGCCTGGAACGGCTGGATGCAGGCACACGCAGTCAACAACGGTGGCATGGGTGCTTTTGATCGCACCTACACCCTGACTTTTCCCATCACAGGCAAGTACGAGTTCAAGGGTTCGGTGGACGACTCGGGTTGGGTTGACCTAGACGGTGTTAATGTGTTCCAACCTGGTGGGTTTGCTGCTGCGCCCAAGATTCAAGAATTTTACATCACAGCCGGTTCACACACCATTGCCCTGCACTCGCGTGACATTGGCGGTGTGGTCACTGGCATTGCGTTTACCATTCGCTATTGATTACACCTTGAACCAGGAGAGATACTGTTCAATCTCCTGGGTCACTGTGGTCCAGTTGCCCATTTGCCGTTGTCTAAACAGCTTGGCAGTGGCATACCAGGGTGAATTGTCACGGTCCAACAACCAGCGCCAGTCCAAGGCATACTGACTCAACATCACCCAGGTGGGTCGGCCCATGGCCCCGGCTAGATGTGTGAGTGCAGTGTCCACACCTATATACACATCCACATGCTGCATGAGTCCCGCTGTGTCGGCCCAGCTTTGAATGCTGCCGGGATAGGTTTTTAGTCCCAGTTCAGCCAACACAGCCTCTTGCTCAGGTCGGGCGTCAATCTGCATGTTGATCCACTCGTAGTTGGGACAACGGCGGATCAGGTCCACCATGACCTCAAAGGGCACGCTCTTGTGCTGATTGATCCAGGAATCGGGTCTGCCACTCCAGCCAAATCCCACTCTAAGTCGTGTTTTTGGACCCAATCTTGCTCGCCAGGCTTCCACTTGAGTTGTGTGTGCTGTGATGTACTGAATAGAATGAGGCAGGGTTTCCAAGGTAATGCCCAGGTGCTGGGGCAGGCTCATGATGGGTGTCCAGTAGTCAAACTCAAAGTCAGGATCACGATAGCCAGTCACACTTGCAATCATGGCGCTGTTTTCAAACAAGGGCACCAGGCCCTCTGTGACCTGAAGATGTATGCGTGCACCCTGACGGTACAGCGGATCCAGGAATCTCATGAACTGTATCATGTCTCCGTGACCCTGCTCGCCACGCACAAATATGGTTTTGCCCCCCAAGGGTTGGCCAGTCCAGCGTGGCTGGGTGTAACTGGGCAGGGTGCCGGCTAGATGTTCAAAACCCCAGCGACTTTCATAGGCAGGAAATCCACGAGCATAGTCACCCTGCAGCAAGTAGGCCACAGCCAGATTGAAATGCGCTGTGGTCAAGTCTGGATCCAAGATGGTGGCATGCTGCAGGAACGGTATGGCCCGGGCAGGATGGCCCAGTTCTCTGAGAGTGTTGCCGTAATTGTTGAAAGCAGCCGCAGAATCTGGGTCGGCAATCATGGCCTGACCATAGCAGGCCAAGGCCTGATCAGGCAGGTGTTGTTCTCTATATTGGGTGCCTTGCACCATGAGATCATAGCAGGTTTGATTTGACATGTGCTTATTTAAATTCAACCTGTGCCAGTGCAAAATAATCAAACACAGCTAAATACCAGTCAACGCAATCCTGCGTTTTATGCTGGCTGACCCCGGCGTACGGGCTAGAACCCCGATTGGGCTTCTTTAAGGAGAAAAAACATGGGTCGTCCTCTCAAAATAAAAAAATCCACTGCCACTGACATTGGTTATCCCAACTTTGGCTCTCTCACCAATGCCACTTATCCCGGCACACTCACTGCAGACAACTTCCTGGGTGTGGTTGGTGGTGCACCAGTGCTCAGCACCCCCACTGCTGCTTATCCTGTGCTCACTTGCCAGGTCAACATTGCCCTGCCCAGCGGCTCGGGCCAAGGTGTGTACGATGGTCGTATCATTGTGCAAAAAGGTGCCAGCAAGTACTTGGTCACTAGCAACGCTCAAAATGTGCAAGACGAAAACATGGTGGTGGGCGCCACCTACATGATTGGCAGCATTGGAGGCACAGATTTTGCTCAAATGGGTGCTCCAGCAGGCTACCAAGTGGGCACAATCTTTACCTGCACAGCCACAGTGGCCAGCCCACAAAACGGTTATGGCTGGTTGGTTGGTATCTGTGTGCTCGCTAACTCTGCTTCCCCCACGGCAGGCAACATGAGCATTGGCATGTCGGTCAACGGTGATTCCACACAGATCTACATCAGTCGACTCACCAACAAGTGGGCCTTGGATTATGCCAACAACCGCTATTTGATCAACTTCTTCTCGGACGAAGGCACTGAGATCAAGTCTGGCACTGCTGATGACAACATTGGTTTGGCACAGGCCGAAAGCATCACTTCGTAATTTGCTGATGTCGCACAATCCCCTTGACTATATACTGGTCATGGGGATTTTTCAATGACTCTGGCATTTGTGTTGGGCAATGGTCGCAGCCGTCAGGGCTTGGATCTGATTCAACTGCAATCGCACGGTGCTGTGTATGGCTGCAATGCCCTGTATCGTGAATTTGCTCCTGATGTGCTGGTGGCCACAGATCGCCCCATAGCTGATGCCATACAAGCGTCGGGCTATGCTCTCAAGAACACTTTTTACACACGCCGACCACTAGCTGAGTCAGGTGCACACCGCATACCTGTTCAGTATCATGGGTTCAGTTCAGGTCCTGTGGCTGTGGCTCTGGCCGCAATACATGGCCACGACTGCATTTATTTGCTGGGATTTGACCTGGGTGCAGATGCCAATCAGCAGTTCAACAACATGTATGCTGACACAGAATTCTACAAAAAAACCGGAGATTCGCCCACCTATACTGGCAACTGGTGCCGACAAATCGGACAGATCACCCGGGATTTTGCCGGGGTTGACTTTGTGAGAGTGTGCGGCGATACCACAGCTGATGTGCCAGAGTTTGGTGCTTTGCCAAACTTGAGTCACGAGGATTTGGCCAGTTTTAGACACAGCATAAATAATCTATAAAGGATTTGGAATGAGCGCACAAAAGAACGTCAGCGGCAATTACACCATTACTCTTGCTCAGGGCAACGGTGTGATGACCATCAATGGCGACCTGGATGTGTTGGGCAACATCACCTATGTGGATCAGTTGAATGTAAATGATCCTTTCATCACAGTGGCTGGCAACAACACCGGAACTGTCACATCCATGGGCATGGTGGCTCAAAAAACCGCCACCACTTTTGCTGGACTCAGATTCAATACCCTG